AATTCCTAGTCCAACAGCAAACGCGATTACTACGATAGCAACCCCAATGCCAAAAGTCATCATTGCAAAATCCCAAAACATTTTTATCTCACTTTAATAGGTTCAACGATAGTCGGAAGAATCCAATCCCTACACAGCTGTTCGTAAGGAACACCAGTGTATTGTTCGTCTTTCATTAATCTTTCAGCACCCGACTTTCTTACTGAAACATATTCTACAATTTTTACAGTAGTGGTATTGGTGGCAGGACATTTGTATTGGCTGTCAAACAACTTGCTACAATTATCATTGTCACAGGTATAGCATGCGACGGATCTGACACAATTTACTTCACGGACCTCGTCGTAGGTTCTAACATCTACTCTTCGAACTTCATAATCGAATACACATCCACTCAAACATAATAAGGTTGACGCAAATAATACTTTGGCCAAACCCATTAGAGTTCCCCTTTATTTTCTACCCACCCACTTGGCTTGTTCTTCGGAAGCGATATAGGTGTAATTTCCTTTGTTGAAAGCAGGAGCGACACACTTAGCTTTGCGTGCGATTTCTTCCTGCGCGACTGCTTCACGAATAGCCAACTCACCATCATATTTAGTGGGAATGACGTGCGTTGGTGCGTGCTCGGCGAGGAACGATTCAATTTTAGAGGGGATGTGCGCTGTGTCGGTCGCGCGATATTTACCAGCAGTGAAGTCGATCTCGCGCATAGGTTTGAACGACGGAACGAACTTCTTGGCTTTGGCAACAGGTGTGCGCTTTTTCTTCTTGGGCTTGAACGACGATTTACAATAGATCAACATAATATACTCCTATCAGATACATCCATTATACCCTACTTGGAGCCAAAAGTAAAGGAATTAAACCCTTACAAATCAATGACTTATAACTCTAATGAAATCAATGCTTTACAGGAAGCGTGCCATTCTTAACTATCAGCCACGCTGAACTGGCGGTAGAGATAAGCGGAACGAGTGTACCTTTAACAAACCCACGATAGACAACGATACAGCCCTGCGAATATCCTGCGCGATACTTGGTGACATAGTCAGCTTCGTGTAGCACAATCGCACGACCACGCGCATTGCTGTTAGTTTTGTCAAGTCCATCAAGTCTGTAGGCTGGACTCCAAGAGCCACGATATCTCTCAGCTATTTTATAAACACCCTCGCTGTTGGCATAGGTGTTGTATTTGTTGCTGAATCTATCAATGTAGCCATCACGATTGCGGTCTGAGCCAATACCATGAGCGGTCTTAGTTCTTTTGACAAGAACAGCTTCTTGCTTATCGTTGACTTTGTAAATATACAGACGATCTTCGTTAATGTGCTGACTAGCATCCATCACAATTACAACAGAGTTCTGTGGGAAGTCACTTGGTATTGTCGGTGGTAAATCTATCATCAGGTTGTTCTCCTGTCGTTGCTAGGTGGTGCGCATATTTGCACATATAGTATGAATCTATAATGTCACCGCTCGGCGACCATTGTTTCTCAGACTGGCTTAATACCAGCTTAACATCAATGTTGGTTTCTGCAATAAATGATTCTTGCATTTTTTCTTTGTTCGCATTACCTTTACCAGTTGCGAACTTCTTAATAGCAGTGGGAGCAATTACATCAAACTTGAACTTTGCTTCCCACATCTTGTGCTTCAACAATCCAATGTTCTCAGCGATATGAAATACTCGACCAGTAGAACCGAACGAATAACCCTCTAACACAATTCTATTCGCATCAACTGGTTGTATGATACTCATCGCCCAGTTTGAGATGTTGTCGTATCGCTGTTCTTCACATGAGTGAATAGGGTGTAGCGTTCCGTTGAATTGATTTGTTTTGCCTTCCAGTTTAGGTCTATCTGTGAGAAAATAGAACTGGCAGTTTCGAATAGACCATTCTTCGCCATAATGAACACATATTGAAGGACTGGTCATCGAATAATCGAGACCGATGGTTTTCATTTACATTCCGTATGGTAGCTGAGTTTCTGGTGGCTCAGGTTTCTTTTTCTTTGGTTCTTCGACGTTAGTAGGATCTAGCATGCGGTCGTCTTCACCAAGTGGCTTGACTGGTTTTGCTTCTCTGTTTGTAGCAGCAATAATCTTTTCGCTTTTCTTATCTACTTTTTCTGCGGCACGTGCATTTGATGCGCGTTTTGCCATTGCTGCACCAGCAGTGCTATTGGTTTTCGAACCAATTGTTCTGCCAGAATACTGTTCCATAAATTGTTTGTAGGTTTTCATAAGCTGAATCCTTGGAATGTTTCGGAAGTAGCATCTTTCTTGACACCACCGACAATGTACGAACTAATCTCTGTTTCCTGTGGTGCAACCTGAACCTCAGAACCAGCAATCCAACGCTGAGTCCATGGTAGAGGATTCGTACCGCTCTTATATTTAGTCGGTAGACCAATTGAGCGCATGCGCTTCGCAGCCAGCCACTCAACGTATTCACACAGCATCTGTTCGTTCAGACCAACCATAGAGCCATCCTTGAACAAATACTTCGCCCACGACTTCTCCTGCTCTACCGCTGAGTCAAAGATAGCGATGCAGTCTTGCTCGGTTTCGATTGCGATCTTAGCAAAGTCTGGGTCATCCTTTGGTAGCGTCTTTAGCATGTGTTGAGTAGAAGCGAGGTGTAGGTTCTCGTCGCGCGCAATCAGCTTGATAATCTTAGCATTGCCTTCCATAGATTTCTTCTGTTCGGCGAAAGCCCACGAACAAGCGAACGACACATAGAAGCGAATACCCTCTAGCACGTTGACAGCATTCAATGCGAGCCATAGTGCTTTCTTGTGTTTGTAGCTTCCGTACTCACCGTGGTTGTTCCATAGAACCAACTCATCGTAGTATCTACTGATATCCTTGGCGCAGTCGACGATCTCAGCAATAGAGTTGATACCGTCGAACACTTCGCTCGGATTAGCATAGACGTTGCGGATGATGTGAGTGTAGCTTCGTGAGTGAATAGTCTCAAAGAAAGCCCACGTCTGAATCCATGTCTCAACTTCAGGAAGCGAAACAATAGGAAGGAATGCAGTGACTGGACTGCGACCTTGTACTGAGTCAAGCACGATCTGACGTTTCAGGTTGCTAGTAAAGATGTGCTGTTCGTGCGGTGTCAGTTCCTTGAAGTCCTTAGCATCACGTGTGACGTCGATTTCATCAGGACGCCAGAAGAAGCCGAGGTGGCGATCCGTCATCTTTTCAAAGAACGGATACTTCTGTACGTCATAACGAGCAATAGCAACTGACTCATCGAAGAACATCGTCTTCTCTTGGTCTGGCTTTACGTTTTCGTGGTTGTAGGTTTTGAATCTCAGTTTCATTTGTTTTCCTTAAATCTTGCAACTATCACAATCAGCTTCATCAGCTTCGACTGGTTTCAACTCTACGTCTACTTCACCAGCACCGTCAGCAGTGTTGAAGTAGTAAAGTGTCTTGATGCCCCACTTGTAGCACAGCAACAGATGCTGTAACAATTCGCTCATCGGGATTTGTTCTTCGGGATAGAACTTAGGATTATAGCTGGTGTTGACGCTGATACTCTGGTCGACATACTTCTGTAGCACAGCCATAATCTTTAGATATCCAAGCGGTGACTTCTGATCCCAGAGCAGGTCATATTTATTCTTGAGACGACGGATCTCAGGAACAACCTGAGCCAACACACCATCCTTCGATTGCTTGATAGATACCAACGCACGAGGTGGCTCGATGCCGTTGGTGCTGTTGGATATCTGCGCGGAAGTTTCAGCTGGCATCAGAGCCATGAGTGTGCTGTTACGAATACCATATTCTTTTAGATCTTTGCGTAGCTGAGTCCAGTGTGCGGTTGGTTCGCTTGCTCCGCTCATACCCATCAGCGCATCAACATCTTTCTTGTAGGTATCAATAGGAAGGATACCTTGTCCGTACTTAGTCTGGTCGCTCCACTCACACGCACCTTTTTCTTTTGCCAACTTGACGGATGCTTTGATTAGATAGTACGACCACGCTTCAGCCATGCTATCAATTTTCATCAGACCAGCTTCATCGATGTCCTGATACTTCAGATCGTTCTTAGCAAGCCAGTAAGCAAAGTTGATGATACCAATACCAAGCGGTCGGCGAGCCTTGTTCGCTATCTCTGCTGCTAGAACAGGATAACTCTGGTAGTCAAGCAACGCATCAAGCGCACGAACTGCCATCTCACATGGTTTCTCAAAGTCAGATGGGTCGTCAATCAAGCCCCAGTTGATAGCTGACAGCGTACATAGCGCGATCTCGCCATTTGGGTCGTTGATATCGTTGAGTGGCTTAGTCGGTAGAGTAATCTCAGCGCATAGGTTTGATTGACGCACAGGTGCTTTGTCTGCTAGGAACGAGCCATGGTCGTTAGCATGGTCGACGTTCATTAGATAGATGCGACCTGTGTCCTTGCGTTCCTGCATAAACATAGAGAACAGCTCGACTGCAGGAATAGATTTCTTACGGATGGAGCGAGTGCGCTCAGCTTTCTCGTACAACTCACGGAACTTGTCTTGGTCGTTGAAAAAGGCTTCGTATAATCCAGGAACATCCTTCGGCGAGAACAGCGTGATGTTTCCGCCAGTCACTAGACGCTCGTACATCAGCTTGTTAAACTGCACGCCATAGTCCATCTGGCGCAGACGATTCATCTCAGTTCCCTTGTTGTTTTTGAGTACAAGCAGGTCTTCGACTTCTAGGTGCCACACAGGATAGTACACGGTCGCAGCACCACCACGCACACCACCTTGGCTGCATGACTTGACTGCTGACTGAAACAGACGTGCGAAAGGAACAACGCCAGTATGTACGGCATCTCCGCCACGAATAGGTGAACCGATAGCGCGGATAGAACCAAGACCAACACCGATGCCAGCTTTCTGACTGACGTATTTCACGATAGCAGAACTGGTTGCGTTGATAGAATCAAGCGAGTCATCAGTTTCGATTAGCACACAGCTAGAGAACTGACGTTGCGGTGTACGCACACCTGCCATGATTGGAGTAGGAAGCGACACATAGTGCTGGCTAATCATGTCATAGTAATCTCTGACAAACTTCAACCTTGTTTCTTTCGGGTATGATTGAAACAGAGTCATCGCGATTAGCATGTATGCGATCTGCGGTGTCTCAAAGATTTGACCTGTGACACGGTTCTTGACTAGATACTTACCACGGAACTGCTCCATCGCAGCATAGGTGAGTGATAAATCGCGCTCGTGCTTGATGTACTTGTCTAGCGCATCCCAATCCTCTAGTGTATAAGCAGTAGAAAGTTCTGCGTCATAATAACCTAGTGCTTGAATCTTTTCGTAATGGTCGTACAGGTTGTCTGGCTCAAACTTACCGAACACCTGCTTGCGTAGATGATAGTTAATCAAACGTCCAGCAACAAACTGATAGTTGGGAGTATCTTCGCTAATCAACTCGCTCGCAGCCTTGATGATGCACTCCTGAATCTCAGAGGTAGTGATACCATTATAGAACTGAATGTGTGATTTGATTTCTACTTCTGACGCTGATACACCTGACAAATCGCCGCACGCGAACGAAACAACCTTATGAAACTTATCCAAGTCCATTGGTTCTTTTTCGCCAGTGCGCTTTGTCACTAGAATTTGACTCATACCTTTCTCCATGTCGCTAATTTTAATTTCGCTGCCAAACTACTCACAGCGTTCCTGTATATTATACCGCTAATTTCTTCAATAGTAAAGTTCTCTTTCGTCACCATATCGTTGACGTCTTTGCTTTGTATATTATCAGGAAAAAAGGATACCTGATAGCCAGCATCGATTGCTTTCTCTATTCTTCGTATTGTATCTGGGTTTCTTGGCTCGTTGTCGAAAACGAATATTGCTTTGTCTTTGCTTACAACGCGATTAATGTCAGCGTTGTCACCACCAGCAAGAGCAATTGCGTTTGGAAGGAACATAGAATCAATCGGACCTTCTACAACGATTACATCCTTGGATCTGTCCATCGTATCAAGCCCATAGATTCTTGGAGCTGACTCGTCGAGCACGATGGTGATGTAGCGCAGTTTGCTGTTCGGGTCAAAGCTACGACCTTGAAAAGCAAAAACCCGACCGTCAGCGTCAATGAATGGAATCACTAATCTCGGCTCATCTTTCTTGAGAGCTTCCGCTGAGAACTTGTCGGGAACGATCGAATTAACGAACGTCATATATTTAGTCGCATAGTACAGCTTGTAATGTAAATTAGAAGGAATCTTTCTCTTCTCAACATACTTGCGTGCTGGGTGGTCAACTGGTAGCTGACTGATTTTCTTTAGTGCTTTGAGTGCATCAAACTTTTCGAATCTGCGTTTAGCAAACGAGCCGATGTCAGGTTGGAATGTAGTTGACACTTCACGATTAGAACCAGTCTCGCGAAGTTTTTCTAGCGTGTATTCTTGATACAGAATCGGGTCAATGTCTTTGAGAGCACGACCGAACGCAGTTGACTTGCCACAGTTGTGACAGAAGTAG